GTTTGGCGCTCGGCTGGGGTCGGCGCGGTACCCCCCCTACCCGATGCCGGGGCGGTGCCCCTGTCCTGTCGCTTCGTTCCATCGTCAGGCATGGCCATGGCCTCCGTGCACGATGAAGGGCCGACCGGTTGGTCTGATGATCATGTCGCCATCGCGCCGCGTGTAGCGGCTCCACCAGCTCACCACACCATCACGCTGTCGCTCGTGCACCTTGCCCGGCCTGCGCTCATCGGCGTCGATGCGGTCGAAGCAGATGCTTGGCTCGGTCTCCATGACCACGACACGCAGGGCACCGACATGGTCGAGCCACCACTGCCGCCACATGGGGCGAGGTTCATTGACGATCAGCCATGCGGCAGGCCAGCGATGGTGGATGTGGTCAAGCAGGGCGAGCCTGCTGTTGCGCCAGCGCAGGGCCTGATCATCGAATGAGCTGGGCACCGAGTAGAGCGGGAAGCGGGACAGCTGGGACAGGATCACGCCGAGGTCGAGCACCATGTCCCTCGGTCCTGCCCTGTGCTCCACGTAGTGCGACTTGCCCGAGGCTGGTGGCCCACACACCACCGTGAGAGGCACCACGACCTTGCGCAGCCACTGGGGATGGCGCGCTCCCCGCAATGGTGCTTCGTCGGGCGTACTGCCGCTGCGGGCAAAGCCTTGGTCACGGGCAGTGCGTTGCGCGTGATGGGCATGGCACATCGAGCGCAGGTTGGCAGGATCGAGCCGCCGCTCGGGATGGTGGCGAATGTCGGCAATGTGGTCGACGTCGGTGGCCGGGAGGTTGCAGCCCTCGATCACGCAGCTCGGATGATTGGCCAGATGAGCCGCGCGCAGCTGCTGCCACTGGGCATCGTAGCCACGATCCGCAGGGCTGGGCCTCAGGGCTTGGCGCTCGCGATCTCGCACGGCGTGGGCACGCTGGGCAGCACCATGGCCTGCTGGTCTGTGCTGCGGCAGACGGCTCGGCATGCGATCAGCTCCGACGAAGGCGTCCACTGTGAGGAGACAGAACGCGACCGCTAGGCCGGTTAATTTGGCCGTCACCGGGGGATGAGCGGCACTCGACAGTCGGGGAAGGGTTCGGGGGCCGATGCTGCCGTACGGGAAGATTTACCGGCCTAGCGGCCGTTTCCTCATAGGGAAGCCATGACGATTTCGTCAATCGCACGACGGCCGGTGAGGTGTCAACGGGGAGTGGGCAATTTTGTTTCGCGCGTTGGCTGCGCTCGCGGTCCCACAGGTGGCAGGCTCGACGCAGCACAGCGACCGAGGCGATGGTCTGTTCATCCTCGATCCACGCCACGAGGCGAGCAGGCAGGCCCACAGGCAGGCGCATGGCCCAGCGGAACCAGACGGCGCACCGCTCGGCATCGCGGTCGGACATGCCACCGGAATAATTCGCTGCGATTTTTTCCAGCTCGAACGACAGACCAGCAACGCCGAGGCCCTGCGTGAGCGCGCGATATGTCTCCACGATCTGCAGCGCCGCCTCGAATTCGTCGCTGTCGATGCCGCCATGCTCAGGACCAGCGGCGAGCAGGAGCTGCATCGGCCACGGTCGATGGTGCTGCGCAGCCTCAGGTGGCGGCTTGATGCGTTCGGTGCGGTCGACTTGGCGGCGTCGGGCTTTTTGGGCACGTCGTTTGCGGCTGGCATTGCTCATGGGCCGATCTCCATTGCAGCAGCGAACGCGAAGCACATGGCACCGAGGATCAGCAGGACGGCGCCGATGCAGCCGAACCTCACCTCGGCACGCCACGGCATGCCGTAGAGGCCAGTGAACAGGCACCAGCCGCCGACCGTTACACCGAGGCTCAGCAGGATCAAAGCAACGGTCAGGGCCATGGCGTCGGGCCCGTGACAGGGAGGGCGTTACACACCCACCCCTTATAGGGTGGGTGTAACGCTGTAACGCCCACCCATACCCTCGGCGTGACACGAGAGGCCGTTACAGATGTAACGCTGTCACGGTTCGCGTCACACATCAGCGCGCCAGCACAGCTCGCCATCGATCCGCAGGATGCCCTTGGCGATCAGCTTATCCTTGATGCGCTTCCACTGCTGACGGCGCGTGCCAGGCGTCTCACCATCGATGATGCTGGCCCGCTCAAGCGCCTGCTTGAACCTGTCGACGGTGGTCATCGGCACGTTCGGCAACTTGGAATTGCGCGGCCCATTCTCGCCGTGGTCGATCAGCGTGTTGTCGAGGTATGGCATGGCGAGCTGCCAGTTTTGTTGATCGCGGCCCTGGCCCTTTTTGGCATTGGCCACCAGCTCGGTCGAGGCCACGACGCACGAGGTGATGGGCTGGCCCTCGGCGTCGGCGCCGATCTCCACGACCTGCAGGGCGAAGGCCTGCTCTGCACCATCGTTGCCGTCGCGGCTCTTGCGCAACCTCAGCACGCGCCCGGCATCGCTTCGCTCCACCTCAAGTTCGCAGTCGACTGCAGCTCTGAGTGAGCTGTGGCCACGGGCACCCAGTGCGGCGTTCTTGCCGCTGTGGTGGACAATCAGCTGCGTGGCGTTGGTGGCATGCCTGATCGCATCGACGTTGGCTACGAAGGCACCCATGTCTCCGGCATCGTTCTCGTTGCTGCCCGGCGTGGCCCGCGCCATCGTGTCGATGGCGATCAGGCTGATTGGCTGGTTGATGTGCTGGGCGAAGCGTTCAGCAGCGCGGATGACTGCAGCCACGTCGCCGTTGCCGGTGCGCCCGAGGTTCACGCTCTCAAGGATGAAACCGAACGGCGCGACCGCGCGGGCCTCCTCATCGAGCTGGTAGTGCCGACAGAAGGCCTCGACCCTGTTGTGCCAGCCGCCTCGGCCTTCGGCGGCGATGTAGAGCACGCCTCCGCCTTTCACCTTGTGGCCCAGCCACTCGCGACCCAGTGCGAAGTGAGCGCACATGTCGAACGTCAGGAATGATTTTCCGCTGCCGCTCTCGCCGTAGACCATGGCCAGCTGCTGCTCGCCAATGATGCCAGCGACAAGGTTATCCTGTGCCTCGGTGGTGTCTCCGAGATCATTCCAGCCTGCAACGGCGATCTCACGCAGCTTACCGTTGACGTGCTGCTGTTCCTCGGGCGGCTTGCTGCCTTTAATCGGCAGCAGCATTTCGCGCTCGCGACGCCGCCGCTTGGCTTCGTCTAGGGTGATTTTCTCAGCCATCGAATTGCACTCGTTCACGCTGGGATGGCGGCAGCAGGGCCACGACACGTTCCATCAGCTCGATACTGTCGCAGGTGAATTTCGGCACCTCATCGAGGGCCCGGCTGATCTCGGACAGGTTGAACAGGTAGACAGGTTCGGCACGCGCCTGTGCCGCCACGTTGCTGGCCAGCGGGTAGCGCAGCCATGCCATCGCACTGGTCAGGAGGTGGAGGTCGCAGCAGCGCATGCGGGCCTTCTCGATGGCATCAAGGCCCAGCCCATGGCCAAGGCCCATCCTCGTGGCACAGTGATCGGTGCGGGCATCGATGGCGCACAGGTCAAGCAGCTCGCCGCCCTCGACGACGGGCGCGATGAAGGCCATGCAACGGCCAGCAGGGTCGGGCTCGTACAGCTCGCGCTCGGCACCGTAGAAGCTGACCGATGCGCAGCCCCATTGCACGCGATTGGACAATGGAAAGTCGAAGCCGGTGGCCTTGGCGAAGCGGATGGCGCGCCAGAATTCGCCCTCGATGTCGATGGTATTCATGGTGTCACCTGACGGCTGCGCCTGCTGCGACGGCGGCGCTTGTGTGCTGGGACGCTCGCCTCATGCGGTGGGATGTTCACCCAGCTGAAGGCCAGCCCATGCCTTACGATGCGCTGGCTGCATTGGATGCAGTCGACATCCTGCAGCCTCTCCGCGATCCGATAGAGCCTGTCGCCCTGCACGATGGCTTTGATGTCGCCCAAGGTGAGGAGGCGACCATCGCGACCGCACGACGTGCAATCAGGCAGGCGCAGCCCATGTTGCCTCATGCCACCCTCGCATTGCGTTGCAGGTGACCGTAGGCCACCAGCGCCACAGCACAGGCGTCGGCCTGATGGTCGTCCATCACCTGCCAGCCCATGCCCTTGGCGGCGTTCACCATCATCGCCTTGCTGGCACGCCGCTCGCCCGTCAGACATTCCTTGGCGTCGCACACCTCGACCTCGATGCAGCGTGCGCCGCGCCGGTCGGCTGCGACCTCGATCATGTTGACCAGACCTGTCAGCAGACGGCGCGTGTGCCAGCGGTCGCGAAACTTGAAAAACGGTGCCTCGTAGGCCACGACCTGCGGCGTGAAGCGGTCCACCAGTGCCGCCACCTCGCGCAACATCAGGAGATTGCGCCGCCCGTAGTTGGTGCCGCAGGCGGGCAGCGTGAAGGTGCCGAGAACGGGAAGGGAACGTGCGTCAGCGAACGATGCCCACCCGGTTTCTGTGGCGGCATCGAACGCCAGCACGCGCATTGCTCAATCCTCCACGAACTTCCCCGAGGCGAGCAAAACTTCCATCGCGAGTTTCGGATTTTGTGCCGCGATGCGCAGGCCTTTGCAGGCCTCCGCGACGCGACCCTGATTGACGCCGAACAGGAACGCGATCTGAAACTGATCGACGCCACCATCAAGGTGGGCCACCGCAGCCCGCAGGGCTTGCGCGGGTGTGAGGCCGGGGTCTGCCATCAGCGCAGACCTTCGTGCAGCTCCTGCTGCCCCTTGTGCCAGTGCTCGGCATAGGCAGCGAACGGCTCGCTGCCCGGCGTGTAGGGATTTTCGTCGACGGATCCGCCGCGCAGGCCGCCACGCTTGCCAGCAATCGCCGCGCGCATGGTCTCGGGGATCGGGTCGAGCGGAAACAGGTTCATCTGCTCACCGAGCGGGCTGCGGTGTGCGCGCAAATACTTGCCCGTGTTGGCGTAGCGGGTGACCACCTCAAGGTGATCATCGGCGTCGGCCCTGATGGCATCCTTGATGGCCTCGACATCAATGCCATCGGCCTTCGCGGCGTCGTAGATGCCCTTAAGCTCGCCCTTGCGCGCCTTCAGCGGCTTGGTCGCGCGCTCGACTGCGGCCTGTCCGGCCACGATCTTTGCCCACCACCTGTCGACCACTTCGCGGGGCAGCTCGCCGCTGTTGTGGCCTGCCCTTGCCCGGCCGTTTGACTTTTTTCGGTTGAGACTTGCGCGTTCCGCCATTGCCCGCTCTCCCATTCTTGAGCCACGGCGGGAGCGCCCAGTCATCCGGCAAGTCGCAGCCGTGGCTGTTGAGCAATCGAAGCACCGCTGGCCGCTGCGCCAACGGGATACCTCTTTTGCGCCACATCGCGAGCCGGGCCGCACTGAGGCCAAGCAGCTGGCCCAGCTTGGTCAGGCGGCCGTGCTTCGTTCCCATCTGCCGGAGCAGAAAATCGATGGCTTGCGTGTCGCGCATGCGGCGGACACTAAATCTGCGGCCGGGGCCGTGTCTACTCTCAGTGGACACGTCAGCGGTGCGTAAGCTCACGGGGGTTATAGATCGAGCGTGGTTTCCGAAAGAGTTGGGCGAAAACCTCAACATCTTGTTAAAGTATTTCCGAGCCGGGGGTCTACTAATCGATGACACGGGGCACGAATGGCAAAAAAGAAAAAGACGTTCGCTGAGATCACCCGCAAGCGGGTGGAGAGGTTGGCCAAGCACGCGCCGATCAGACTGCGCATTGCGCGCGAGGCATCCGGCAAGACGCGCGCCGACATGGCCCGCGAGCTGAGGATGACGCGGGGCCGATGGAGCCAGTACGAGAAGGGCCAGCGGCTGCTCAATTGGGAGGTCGCTTGTCACATCGCGATGATCTGCGAAGTCGATGCGAATTACATTCTGATCGGCTTCGACGAGCACCTTGAGCCCAACGTCAAAGGGCGCATCAGGATGATCGAGGACAAGCTGAGGCTCGAAGGCGTGCGCGCTGTGATCGATGGTCAGCATCGTGTGTGGTCATCGCGCAGGGGATAAGTCGCGCACTGATCAACGTATGGCCACTGCGAGCAAACATTAACACCATGGGAGGAATTAACTTCGCGTTGCGGTGAACGCGAAGCGCGTCGTATCGTGTGTCCACTCACTGAGGACACGCAGATGACCGCACCCGCCGCCAAGCGCCGTCAACGCCGCCGCTTCCACTCCATTCTGGCCCTCGGTTTCTGGTTTACCATCTGTGCCGCCATCGTGGTCGCTGCCGACATGATGGGCCTCAAGCCATGAAGCGCCGTCGCCGCCGCAGCGCCAGCCAGATTGTCGCGCAACGCACGCTGGTCGACATCAAGCAGCGCAAGCTGGCATTCCTGCGCGAGGTCTCATCCATCCTGTCCGACGCACTCGGCTTCACCGTCAAGGTGGCGCTGGTCAAGCCGGACCGCATGGTCGGCCTGTCGCCTGATCAGCGGCGGGCCGCTCGCATGACCAAGCAGCAGGCACGCGCCCAGATGCGCGAGGCCTTCGCCCCGTTCACTGAGGAGCGCGAGTGATGAGCCGGTGCGCTGCCCTGCTGCCCTGCGTGTGCGGCACCAAGCAGCGGCCTGTGCTGTGGCGTCGTGGCCCGCACTCGCTGCTCAGCTCTTACCGCTGCCCGATGTGTGGCCGCCTCGGCTATTCCCGCCGCCCTGAGGAGCTTGCGGCAGGTTGGAACGAATCCATCACAATCGAACTGCAGCGGCGCAAGCCATGACGGACAAGCGCCTGCGCACTGGCACGGTGCGCCCATCGCGGTGGCCTGATGATGCCAAGCAGGTCGATGAGATCGTGGCGGGCACCTATCGCGTGCGCCTGATCCGCAACGGCATCCATGTCGGCGTGAGATTTTGGTTCGGCCAGCCGCGCCTCGATGATGGTGAGGAGCTGGATCGCTCTCCGCGCTGGTGTGTCGAGGTCGATGGCAAGACGACGCGGCCAATCAAGGATGCCGAGGGCAACGACACCGGCGTGCGCGAGCTGCTCGATCCGTTCGAGGTGTGGCCCTACGCCTGCGGCAATCACATCACGTCGGCCGAGTTTGCATTTTTGGCGCGGCGTCGCGAATGGGCGCTTGCGCACGATGAGACCCATCCCGCTGCACAACCTAGTCGAGCAATCGACATCAGGAAATTGCAGCCGGGATGGTGACGTGGCCGGGCTTGGCTGGGCTCTACGGAGCGCAGACCCGGCATGGCTTAACGAGGAAGTACGAGGCACGGCAGGCAACTCAGTAGCGTTCAGCGTAAGCGTTCGCGTTCAACCTAAGCAACAATGGAGACTAACATGGCTGCCAAGAAACTGACGAAAGAGGAAACCTACGTATCGATCCAACGCCTCGAACGGCGCTCGACCACGTTCTACATCCTCGGCACCTCGCCGCTGGTGATGAACCGCATGCCGAAGAAGGCCAAGGAGGAGTTGCTGATGCCGAGGCGCGCGATGAACAAGGCGGCGCGCGCTGCCACTCTCAAGCACAATCCGCCCGACGAATACCGCGACAGCGTTTATCGCTGCCGAGACCACAGCGCGCCGACGCTGATCCACATTCCGAGCAACGCCATCAAGAAGGCCATGGCGCAGGCCGCCATTGACATGGAAGGCGCGACCAAGGCCGAGGTCGGCAGGCTGATCAAAATTCTCGACGAGACGGTGCACCTGTTCGGCAAGCCGTTTCTCTACATGGACGTGGTGCGACTGGCCGGGTTCAGCAAAGTGCCTGACATCCGCACGCGCGCCAAATTCCCCCGGTGGTGTTGCAAGATCACCGTGCAGATGATCAGCAACAAAATCCGCGAGCAGGACGTGATCAATCTGCTCGACGCGGCGGGCGACATCGTCGGCATCGGTGACGGGCGCACCGAGAAGGGCACATTCAACAACGGCTCGTGGAAGCTGGTCAGCAAGGATGACAAGGAATGGCATGAGATCGCGCGCAGCGGGCATCGCAAGGTGCAGGAGGCGGCGATGGCCAAGCCTGAGGCAGTCGATGCCGACACCGAGGAAATGCTGAGCTGGTATCACGGAGAGATCGTGCGCCGCGAGCATGACCGGACACCGCAAGGGCTGGTTGCTGACGAGCCGCGCGGTCGCCGCCGCCGAGCAGCTGGCACAGTCAGCAAGCGCAACGGCCATGCCCCTGAGGCCCGCACATGATCTCGAAAGAAAAGGCCAGCTACATTCGGTCGTTGGGCACGCGCGATGGCCACATCGAGCCCACTGCCGTGGTCGAGGCGGCACGCGATCCAAAAAGCCCCATTCATCACGAGTTTGAATGGGACGTGTCGGCGGCGGCACAGGAACACTGGCTCGACACCGCGCGCACCTTGATCCGCTTCGTTCGGCTAGAGGTGACCATCGAGAGTGAGCGCATCGTCGCGCCCTACTACGTGGTCGATCCTGACCGACCTTCGCGGTCGAAGCGATACGTGGCCCTGACCCGTGCAGCTCGCGACCGGGAGATTGCCGAGCGCGTGTTGCTCGATGAGCTGGATCGTGTCGCCGCCGCGCTCAAGCGTGCGCACGATGTTGCTGCAGTGCTCGGCCTCACCGCCAAGCTCGAAGAACTGCTCGATGATGTGCTGGCCCTCAAGTCGAAGGCCGAGCGGCGAGCAGCAGCCAAGGACCGAGCGACGCGCAAGCCGCCGCGTCGTCGGCCTCCTCGGCCGGAAGCGAGGGCATAGGCAATGGCAGGCAGGGCAATGCTCGGCCCGGCATCACCGGCCAGCGCGGGGCCAGCGCACGGCGTTGGTAGGGCACGGCAGGCCAGCCATGGCAGTGCGAGGTCTGGTCTCGCCGGGTTTGGCAAGGCCGGGCGGCGCATGACACGGCAGGCATGGGCAGCCTTGATCAGGCGGGGGAACGACTGGCCTGACATGACGAAGGCAAGGCAGGCGTGCGTGGTGGATCGCGGAAGGGCACGGCATGGGCTTGGTCGGGGAGGCGCGGCAAGCAGCGGCAGGCAGGCACGGACTGACAAGGCCGGGCGTTGCCAGCGTTGGCGAGCTGAGACATGGCCAGCAAAGGCAAGGCACGGCAGGCACGGCAGGGCGGGCCAAGTTCTGGCGCGGTCAGGCGCGGAGGGCGAGGGCATGGGTCGGGCAGTCCGGGCTGGGCACGGCGAGGCACGGCGAGGCAGGCACGACGGGCTGGGCAAGGCGGTGCTCTGCATCGCTTGGCTTGGCGGCCACTGGCAAGGCAAGGCAGGCACGGCTGGGCATGACATGGCAGAGCCCAATTCGGTTCGGCGCGACCTGCATTGGCCTGCCAAGGGCACGGCAGGCATGGAAGGGCACGGCGGTGGCTGGCACGGACTGGCGAGGTGCGGCACAGCCGGACATCGGCGGGACGGAGCACGGCAGGCGAGGCGCGGCATGACGACGGCGCGGCCGGGTGAGATACGACGGGGCGTACTAGCGCCCGGAAGGGCTCGGACTGGCGCGACAAGGCAGGCACGTCACTGCCCGCACTGGCAAGTGGAGCAATGGCGAGGCGTGGTTTGACTGGGCAGGCAAGCAGAGGCGTCGCTGGCCTTGGGTTGGCGATGCAAGGCAAGGCAGGCGGGGAAGGCCTTGGCTCGGCGGGGTTTGGTCGCGAACGACAGGACTAGGCTCAGCTCGGCAAGGCACAGGCAAGGCAGGCCCGGCTCGGCAGGGGCAGGTGTGCACGACTAGGCTCGGTGCCGCAGGAAGCGGCACGGCAGGCAACGAGGAGCGCAGCAGGATGACGAAGCCGCCATGGAAACCGACTGACGTGCACCTGCTGCGCTGGCTCGGCAAAGAGGATGACTGCGAATACGGCGCATGTGCCGGTCCATCCTTCGACCGGCTGGCTGCTGCCGGGCTGGTGCGCCGCGTGAAGTCTGGCCGCATCCCTGACCACGACCGCGTGTCGCTGACCGAGGCAGGTTGGAAGGAATTGAAAAAGATCGGAGGCAAGAATGGCTGACGGTGGACTGCTCAGCATGTCGGAGGCCTTCGCGAGGTATTGCACATTGTACGTGCCCGACGTGGGCGGCCTCGATGTGACCGCCTTCGCCCAGCTCAAGGGCGCATTCGCTGCCGGTCTCAACCTCGGCATGTGCGTCGCCGCATTGCCGGTCGAGCGTGCACACAAGCAGCTCGACCAGTGGCAGGCCGAGATCGAGCCATTCTGGAAAGAGCCGCAGCGATGAGGCCGCGGCAATTCACCTGCCGGGACTGTGGCACGCGCGTCTATTGCTACGTCGCAGCCGCCAACGATGACGACCTCTGCATCGAGTGCACATGGCTGCGCGACATCGATGATCCTGCCGAGCGCGACAAGCTGCGGCGGTGGCTGCAGGAGAGGAAACCATGACAGACGGCTTCGATGAACTGGGCCTGCCTCCCATCGGCCACAACATGCCGCCCGCCGAGGCCTCTCCCGAGGCCATCGCGGCACTGGCCCGCAGTGACCAGCTGACGGCCACCGTTAATCGCTGGCTGGCTGAGCGGCCGCAGATTGCCGACAGCGAGCAGGCTGCTGCGGCTCAGCTCCTGATTGATCAGCTGCGGGTGACAGCGCTCGATCTCGACACCACCGCCAAGGCTGACCGTAAGCCCTACGAGGCCGCGATATTTCTGATCCGCGCCCGCTTTACTCCTCATGTCGAGCGCGTCGACATCGGCCTCCGGGCGATGCTGAGCAAGATGTCGGACTGGCTGCAGCGCGAGCGCCACCGGCTGGCCGATGAGAGGGCAGCCAAGGCCAAGGCCGCCGCCGATGCCATTGCCCACGCCGAGCGGCTGCGGCGTGAGGCCGATCAGACAGGGGCCACGGTGGAGCAACAGCAGCAGGCGGATCAGGCCATGCGCTCGGCCAATGCCAGCGTTAAGCAGGCCAACGCTGTGCCCGATAGGCCACAGGTGAAAGGCGACTACGCCAAGCGCGCGATGTCGCTGCGCTCGAACTGGAAAGCCCGCGTCACGGATCCGCAGCTGGCGCTCAAGCACTATGCCAAGCACCCAGCCATCCGCGAGGCGGCGCTAAAGGCCATCGCTAAGGTGGCCAGCGACCACGCCAAGTCGGTGAAGGGCACAGGCACGCCGCCGCCCGGCTGCGAATTCTACAACGACGAGACACCCACATGAGACCGCTTGGCTAGGCTAGGCCGAGTTTCGACCGGCGTGGCAAGCCAAGGCAAGGCACGGCACGTAGGAAAGGATCAATCGAACCATGGCACCCGAACCTGACTATCTCGACCCGCCTGCGATGACGCAGGAGGAGCTGAACGAGATGTTTCAATCGCCCGCGAGCAAGGGCGAGCTGATACCACCGCAGCCGCGCGGCCGGGATTTGGGTGGCGGTGCCGAGCTGCTCATCAGGGACATCGTGACGGCGGTTCGCGTGGAGGTGCCGCGCGACGAGGCGAAAATTTTGCAGAAGCTGGCCAGCGTGGCAGCGTTCGCAGGCGACGAGGTGCTGCTCTATCGCTGGCCGGTGCGCAATCGCCGGACAGGCAAGACGGACACCGTCGAGGGGCCGACCGTGAAAGCCGCCTATGCGATCCAGAGGTGCTACGGCAACAGCCGCACCGATATCGCCTCTGTGGACATCGGCCCGGCATGGATTTTCAAAGCAGTATTTTCGGACTTCGAGGCGGGTGTGCAGACTGCGCGCCTTTTCCAGCAGCATAAGGGGGTGGCCAAGATCGGCGGCGAGGATGATGCACGCCGCCTCGACATGAGTTTCCAGATTGGCCAGTCGAAGGCGATCCGCAACGCCATCGTGGCGCACCTTGAGCTGCCCTTCGTGGTCTACATGACAGACGTGGCTCGACAGAACCTCGTGGCCCGCATCGGCAAGAACGTGAACCACTATCGCGAGCGCGTGGCGAAGCGGCTGGCTGAGATCGAGGTGGCCCTCCCGCGCGTCGAGCGCCAACTCGGCAAGCCCTTGGCTGAGTGGTTGGCCGCCGACATCGCTCGCGTCATTACCGAAATCAAAGCTGTGGTCGACGGCATGGCACTCGCCAGCGAGAGCTGGCCTGTGGAGGCACCGCCCGAGCCGCGCCGCAGCGATGCTGATACTTCCGCCGCAGCTGGCGTGCAGACCAGTGAACATGGCGGGACGGCGGCGCAGCCAGATGCCCCACTCTCCCCCGGGGCGGCTGTGCCGCCGACTTCTACCACTGCCGAGGCACTGAGGCGGTCAGCCGATTTGAACAAGCCGAAGCCACCTGAGGATGATGGCACGACGTGAACATCTGATCAGCGTCACCGGCCCGAATTTTGTGGCTGGGCTAGTGGCAGCTGAGGGCAAGGTGATCAGGGCCGCGCCGATCATCGCCTTTATGGTCGGCTGGCACGGTGCCCATGTCGCGCGCTACTGCAGGGCGAAGGGCTGGCGATGGCAACGGGTGACAGGACAGGAGCAGCACGATGGAGCCGAGCCCGCAGGAATTGAAAGTCGCAGTGCAGCTGGCGCGGCAGATGCTTGACACGCAGCGCAGGTTTTTTCGCGCCATGCACGGCACCACCGAGAAGCGCAAGGCCCTCGACCTGTCGCGCCAGCTCGAGGACCGCTTCGACAAAATGACGCGCGACTGGTTTGAATGAACAGGAGGAGCCGACATGTTCCGCGTGCTGTGCAATGAACGAAAAATCCCCCGCCAGTTCATCGTGGCCTTCTACGATGGTGCCGCTGGCCCTGTCATGGTCGAGGGCCCGTTCCGCTCGCGGGCTCCTGCCCAGCGTGCGGCGCGGCGCATTGCCAAGCTGGGGCGCTACCGCAGGAGCAGGCGATGATGGCGGCTCCCCTGTCGGCCAGCGCACGCCACCAGCTGGTGCGGCAGATGGTGGCCATCGTGGCGCAAGAGGCGGGCCCCGAATTCGATTTCGTGCTGGTGGTGCGCTGTGGCAACCAGCCGAGCTATGTGATGACCGACGTGCAGGCCGAGCGGGCACGCTCGATGCTGATCGATGCCCTGCACCATCCCGACGCGCCGACATGAGGCGCACGACGGTGGACGTTGCACAACCTCGACGCGGCCTCACCTTGATCGAGGCCGCCGTCTACGTGCGCGTGTCACCTCACAAGTTCACTGCACTGATGGACAGCGGTCGCATGCCGCAGCCGCGCATCATCGATGACGTGCGCGTGTGGGATGTGAAAGAGCTCGACGTGTATTTCGAGGCCATGCCGCGAGACCAGCGGACACCCAGCCAGAGAAACCCAGCAGCCCGTCGAGCTGGCCAGCTGCCGCCGGTTTGAGGCTCTTTACTGGGCTTTGGCCTATACAATTCGTATATGCGGTTGATCTAGCATCGTTTTCCGAAGCCAGTTTTGCTGGATCAGGGACTATACAAATTGTATATTTATGGCCCCTGATCAATTCAGGTCGGGGGCACACGAGGTCTAGTCAAATGTCTTACGGAACACACACGAACGAAGGTCTGGTCTACCACCTTGCGAACACTGCCGGAGGCAATCCCTTCTGCCGGGCTCGCAACGCACTTTTCTGTGCGACCCCAGCTGATGCCGCTGCGAGCAAGCTGCGCATCTGCAAACGGTGCGCCAAGCGGCAGGCAGTCAAGGTCGAGCGCCAGCGCGAGGTCGGCAAGCAGGCACTGACGGCCATGGCCGCGCAGCTCGACACAGAGCAGCTGGGCAAGGTGATCAGCCAGCTCGACCGCGAGAATGTGGACGGAGCCACGCCCGGCGCATCGCAGGTGCTGGCTGACGAGTTCGAGGAGGATCAGCCCAAGGCCCCGACCACTGAGCAGCTGGTCGAGGCAGTGAAGCAGCACGCGATGAACAACTATAACGGCCGCGAGGGCTGGGATTTCATTGTCGAGTGCTGGTCTGATCAGGACATCATCGAGTGCATCGGTGATGCGGCCACTGCCAAGCAGGCCATCGCCCGCGTGCGGCGCAGCTCCACCGCGCTGGCCGATCAACGCTCTGACATCTGCAACGCTTAACAACATCAAAAGAGGTCTAGTCACATGTGGAAAGTATTTGGCGGCATCGCCCTCGCATTTTTGGCGTGGCAGGCGATCAACCTGCGGCCGGTCGATCTTATGACGGAGCAGTGCAAGAACGAGCTGGCTGCGAATGCGGCACAAAATGCCGACATCCAGACAGCGATTGCTGCTGTGAAGGCAGGACGAGAAATAAAAGTTGCGGGCGTGGCCTACCGTGGCGCGAAAGCTGTTGATCGTCTCGTGCAGGTGCAGGCCAACCTGAAAGAGGCGATGGACAGTTTCGACAAGCGCTGCAAGCTGTTTTAACTCCACCAACGAGGTCTAGTCATATGCCAAGGATCAACACCACAGGATACGATTACGTCACCCTGCACCCGAGGTGGAAAGGCAAGCCGCTGCAGGCTCGCTTTCACAAGCGCGGTTTCTCGAAAGTCTGGATGCAGCACCAGCCCGGCGAGCCGGGGTTTGCTGGCGAGCATCATCACCTGATGGCAGGAGCTGCGAACAAGACGCTGGCAGCCCCTGTGCGAAGGCCACTCAAGGGCCACATCGATGAGCACTACGGATCCGTGGGCCAGCTGGCCCGCGACTACTTTGCCAGCCCGAAGTTTCAGCAGCTCAGCCTGCGTGACCAGCGGGACCGCCGCCGCTACATCGAGCAGTGCCTGCAGGTCACCATCGCAGGCGAGCGCGATGGGTACGCGGTGGGCAAGTGGGCCGTCGAGAACCTGTCGGTGCGGCGCATGATCCTCGTGCGCGACCATGCTCCTGAGCCAGTACGGACCTTGAGCAACAGCGGCAAGGCGGCCTACCTCGACAACCACGTGTGGGCCATGCGCGCGATGTTCAATTGGGCCATGCGCAACGGCTGGCAGAGCGACCCTGATGATGAGGCCACGGCGATCAAGCTGAACCCGGCAGCCCACATCGAGAAGCTGCGGACCGAGAGCGACGGCTGGCATGTCTGGACCACCGAGGAGGTGCAGAAGTTTCTGGACAGGCACCGCGTCGGCTCGATGGCTCATCTGGCCATCATGCTCCTGCTGCACACGGTGGTGCGCCGCTCCGATGTGGTCAGGCTGGGCGCGCCGATGATGAAAAGCGACGGCCGCCTCCACTTCACCGAGACCAAGGGCCGGGAGAAAAAGCCCAAGGATCGGGCCATCCGGCTGCGGCAGGCTGTGCTGCTGGCCATCGCAGCCACACCGGGTGCGACCAGCTCACCGACCTACCTGACCACGGTGACGGGCAAGGCCTTCTCGAAGGATGCCTTCTCGCACACGTTCAAAAAGTGGTGCGTCGAGGCAGGGCTGCCGCACTGCTCGCCCCATGGTGTGCGCAAGCACGTCGCGACCGAGGCCGGGAACAAGGGCAAGGGCGATCTCGTGATCGCCGAGCTGCTGGGCCACACCGGCACCAAGAACGTCGGCAAGTACACCAAGAAAGTGAACAAGGTCGGCCTTTTCGAGCTGGGCATGGATGCCGTGTTCGGCGCGGCTGACTGAGGCACCGCACAGCATGAGGGGCGTGGGCAATCCCTGCGCCCCTCTCCTGTGCGATGTCGCACACGGGCAATCCTTGCCCGCTCAACAAAGAGGTCTAGTCACAATGTCTGCTTTCATGGTCTCCCACGACTGCATCACTCGCGTCGTGCTTTCGATGCGCGCGTTCCATGCCGGTTATGCCGAGCAGGACCGCGACCTACTCGGCATGCAGCTGATCGAGCTGAACCGCCGCGCCATCAAGGCCCGCTACGGCGAGCTGCCTGAGGTCGAACCCTACCGCTACGTCGAGCCACTGCTGACCAACAGGGTATCGCTGCAGGCTTACAAGTCGCTGCGCTGTTTCATCTACCAGTGCAGCGAGGGCGATGTGCCCGACGAAACTCTCTACGCCCACGTTGCAGAGGCACGCGACAACATGGCTGAGGCAGTGGGCCACCGCGACGGCAAGCGGTGGGACAGCGTGGCCACCAAGGCCGCCTACGACGAAGCCGAGTGGGGCTGAGCCATGGCCACCACCACCACACACCACAACGGAGAATGGATTATGAGCGATGCGCACGTCGATCCTGTGACCATCGGGCAGCGGGTCAAAAAAGCCCGCCAGCAGAATAAGCTGACGCAGGTCGAGCTCGCCCAGTCACTCGACATCACGCCCATCGTGCTGTCGCACTACGAGTGCGGCCGCAGGCTGCTTCCTGTCGAGGTGGCGTTCAAGCTCGCCCGCATCCACCACGTCGACCTTAACTGGCTGTACGGGTTCAGGCCGAGGCGGGCACGATGAAGGGTTCCGTGATCATCATTCCGGCCGACGCCAGTCAGCCGCTGACGCAGATGCTGGCCGAGAAGCAGCCCACCCTGCAGGAGCTGCACGCCATCGTCGGTGGCTACATCGAGGTCGTGCCCCACTGGGACGACCACAACGGCGAGCCGTGCGTCGTCTACTGCAACGAGGAAGGCAAACTGAACGAACTGCCTATCAACGACCGCGCCACGCTGATGTGGTGGAACGTGCTCGGCCAGCGCGTCAATGACGTGCTGGTCGGCAACGTGGTGCTGCTGGTCAATCTTCCCGACAACAACAACGACGACGACGAGGTCTAGTCATGGCTGACAACGATCAACCCGAGAGCATCATCCTGCGCCAGCTGCGCTCGATGGACATCAAGACCGAGCGCATCCTGCGTGAGGTGCAAGCCCTCAAGGCGCACAGCATCGCCATCGAGGATGGCCTTGCAGCCCTGCGCAAAGACATCAGCAATCTCGATGAGCGGGTCGCGAGACTTGAGACACGGCTCGACCTGCGCGACGCGAGGGCCATACCATGAAGGGCCTCCTCATCGGCATCGTGATCGGCGCGGCGGCTGTTGCTGAGCTGGTCTACGGATCCATCGCAGCCATAGTGGTGGAGGCGCACCAGTGAAGCGAATTCCAACAGGGGCGATGATGGCGGCCTTGCTCAGCATGGCCATCGAGGCAGGTGAGCATCCGACCCGCCGAAATTCAGCGGTGGTCAGAGACGTTGTCGCAAGGCTGCGCCCTCTGCTTGCCAAGCTGGACCGGCTGCAGGACCACCAGCCAACACGGTCGCAGATGGCTCAGCGGTTCATCCGAGAGGCACTGGCCCTGCTGCGCGAGGAGGGCGACGAAGATGAGTAGTGCCCGAACCTGCGGCAGCTGCACCCTGTGCTGTCGCCTGCTGCCGACTGAGGAAATCAGCAAGCCTGCGAACGAGCGTTGCCCTCACCAGTGCTCGAAGGGCTGCCGCATCTACAGCAGCCGGCCCATGTCCTGCCAGCTGTGGAGCTGCCGCTGGCTGCTCGATGATGACATGGCAGACCAGCCACGGCCCGACCGCTCGCACATCGTGGTCGACATGATGCCCGACGTCATCAGGATGAAAAACAACGAGACGGGCGAGGTAGAGACCTTGCCCGTGATCGTGGTGTGGATCGATCCACAGCATCGCAAGGCCTACGACACGCCTGCCTTTCGCCGCTACGTCAGACGGCAAAAGGTGCCCGTGCTCATCCGCTACAGCAGCAGCGAGGGCGGGGGCGCGTTGTTCCCGCCAGCCACCACAGGCCATGATGAGATCATCTGGCACGAGAGCCAGCTGGGCAGTGACATGCCGAGGACGCTACGCGAGAAGGCGGCAGCACTGGGCGGCACATTGAGCGAGAGGCCGCCCGTCGGAGAATACGCCGCCGTCACGCTCACCTTGCCTGACGGCACCTCTCACACCATTGCCGCCACGACGAAGGTGGAGATGGTCGTGCTCGACAAGCGGCGGCAGCCATGAAGCGGGGCCGAAACTATCCCGGCCCAGTCGGCGTCGATGAATTGAAAGACGCCATCTTGCACATGATCGTGCGCGAGTTCGGTGACCGCGAGCTAGAATGGCAGACGGTCGAGCAGGCCACCGCGCTGGTCAATTTCGAGGTGAAGCAGGCAGCAGTGTTCGCACCACGAGAAGGCATATGACCGACCTGAACATGGGCGACACGCTGTGGGCGTGGGTGACGCAGACACCAGACGGGGCCATCAGCTTGATCGGTGTCGCGATGCCGGGGCTGGGCCACACACCTCTGATCGGACGGGACAGGTCGACCGTGCAGCAGATGGGCCGCCTCGCCGTGGCGCATGGTGCCGCGCTCAAGCAGAAAGTCTGGCTGCGGCGCTATGTGCTGCAGGAGGAGATCGGCCGCGAGGTGAATTAACGCCTCGTTGCGATTGCCCTGCCGGTGGACTACATCGGAGACGGGCGGCAGGTCACGACAGCGGCCCGTCGCTCAGGGGAGGCTGGGGCAAACCGACTAGACCTCGGTCTCAGTCTCCCCGCCTTGCTACGGCAATCCTTCCGGTGGTCGCCGGGTCAACAGTGAGGCGTCGGAGGGTGAGGGCCGACCCGTAGCAACGGTTGCACCCACCTTAGCGCCCACCGTTTCCAACCCATTGAAATCATTGCGACACCATAGACTGTCCCAGTATCTGGTTATGGTTGCATTTCAAGTGCGGGGTAGCACCCACTTTAGCACCTAGAGATGCGTTAATGATCCATTCTCGGGCACCCACCGCACTGGCGAAGTGTTACTCTCAGGCGTAACGTTCACGCGGCGTTAACATTTAGCGCCCCCAGTTGAGAGGAGCAACATGCGAAGCATCGACGGCAATCTAGTAGCCAACGGCACCACGCGCCTGCGGGTGCAGGTCACCAAGGCAGACATCGAGAAGGGCACGCCGATGGATCCGAATTCCTGTGCCATCGCCGTGGCCTGCCGACGGCTTGGCTTGGCCGATGATGTTTACATCCACCGGGGCACGGCCTTCCTGCTGCGCCGGGGCAAGTGGGAGCGGCGAGTGGTGCCGCGCTATGCCCGCGACGAGATCGTGGCCTTTGATCGAGGCGGCAAGTTCGTGCCTCAGGAGATCGAGCTGCTGCCGCCTCCTGTCAGTCAGCTCGCCAAGGTCATCAGGGCACAGAGCCCGCGCAGGCGGACGGCACCCGTGCGCAAGCTGGTCATGCACCGCACGCCAGAGCTGCGCGACAGCTCGATGAAAAATCTGCCCGAGGGGAGATAGGCCATGGACGCGAACACCAAGCGGTTGCTGCAGGGCCTTGGCCCCAGCTCGAACACCAAGCTGCTGCTCGAAAAGATGGCCGAGCTGCAGGCCCGCCTCGATGCCGAGAAAATCCACGACAAGCAGCGAGCCCAGCTGGTCGCCTTCGTGGCCAAGCGGCCCTACCTGACGACCGACGACCTCAAGGCAGTGGCCAAGTCGATGGGCCGGGACAGGGGCACAGGCGTGCCAGTGGCCACCAAGGCCAAGCGCGGCAACATCCTGCTGGGCGCGCACATGCTGAAACCAGCCAAGGGCAAGGTCGGCAAGGCGATCCGCGCCGCCCGTCTCAAGGCCCAGCTGTCCGACGACGAGGTTGGCCAGAAGATCGGCATATCGGGCGCGACTGTCAGCGCGTGGCAGAAGGGCAAGAACGTCACGCCCCGCCTGCGCGACCGGCTCACCGAGGTGCTGAGCCTGCCGAAGGGCCTTCTCAACGGCACAGGATCAGTCGCGAGCAAGTAAGCCCCTGTCATCTGTCGGTGGACAATTTGACCTAGCGGGCGGCCGTGTTTCCCGTGAAAATGTTTCATGCGCAAGCGCGGGCTCTACCACAAGAAACTGGCCGGGGTGTGCATCCGCTGTCAGGCCGCCAGACGGCGGCCGGGCCAGCAGTGGTGTGCGGCGTGCCATGCGGCCTATCAGCGAGCATGGCGCAAGGCCCGGGCTCAGGTCATCCGGGATAGCGGGCTGTTCGCCCAACGCGGGAGCGTCAAGGTTCCGTTCAATTGAGGATGCCCACAGCTGGCCGCTGAGCAGGATCGGGCGATCGCTGGTCATAACCACCCGCGCTGCCCTGTCCACTCTCCGTGGGCAGATTTACCGGCCTAGCGAACGCGCACAAAAAAAGGGCCCGCCCCTGAGGGACGGGCACCTTGGGTCGAGCTGGGTAAGAACTGTCAGGCGGGCTTGCTGGCCTCCGCCTTTGCGGCCTCGGCATCCGCAGCCGCCTTGTCAGCCTCAGCCTTGAGCCTGTTGTAATCCTCAAGCATCGCCTTGGCGGTGTCCGGGTTGGCGTTGGCGTGGGGATGGTAGGCCAGCACGCGGTCGTGGATGTGCCGGTCGATCATCTGCTTGACAGCCTCATCGTAGGCCTTCTGTCCCTCCTCAGCGGCAGCCTTGGCCGCGTCGGCGGCAGCAGCGGCGGCGCTGACGGGCTGCTGTGCCTGCCCGGGTACTGGCCCGCTGGTGTCGGTGGTGCTCATCGGTTTCTGGTCAGCCATGGGTTTCCTCCTCCTCTGTTGAACGACGTTGACACTATGCGAAGCCGTGGCGCGTGCCGCCACTGTCGATGGTGAGCGCCATCGCGCGCGGTGCACCGGCTGACAAACCCAGATGCACCCACGAGCCGAACTCGTGGATCAGCTGATCGACGCCGAGCTCGGCCATGTGCGGCGAGAGGGCATGGCAGATGGAGATCGGATCTCCGAAGCCCGGGCACGTGAAGTCAACAGCGAGCCCGCTCATGTGGGCACTGCTCGACGCGCCGCCGACCGCTGAGTTGACCTGCGGCGAGCGATAGCCTGACGAGATCAGGATCGGCTTGCTGCCGAGGATCGTGCGGACTTTCTCCATGGTCTGCGCCGTACGCTCGACATTGGCGAGGCTCTCGCCCTGCGGCATGTTCGATAGTCCCATCCGCGCCGCCGTCTGTGAGGCGATGAATTCTTCGAGCGTGAAATGTTCAGTCAGCTTGGTGGTCATGGCTCCTCCTCGGGTGGGGGCTCAGGTGGCGGCGTGTCGAGGAAATCTGCAGCAGCCACCACATCGGCCGCCGACGCGATGATCAGCGGATGCAAGGCCACATTGCCCTCGTAGGCCACCGCGCTCACGGTCCGCGAGTGCGCGACCACCAGCGAGGCGACCATGCCAGCGGGCGGGCTGGCGCTGCCCTGCACCTGCTGGCGCAGCTCATCGAGCTGAGCGCTGTCCTCGTAGGCGATCTGCCGCAACACCTGCATATTTCCGCCGACGTTCGAGATACTGGACATGCGCGCGGCAATGGCGCGGGCCTCTGTGGTGGTCACTGGCATGGCAATCACTCCCGTTGTGGCGGTGGTGGAGGAGGAGGCGAGCGGTCAGATCGGCTGTAGCCAAGGAACGCCAGCGCGGCGGCCATTGCCTCGGTCAACAGGTCACGCAGCTTATCGTGCTGGTCGCAGGTGAATTTCCCGGCGATGACTTCCTCGTTGCCGATGAAGCACACCACCACACCGGCGAGAACGACAAGCGCATGGATGCCGATGACGAAGGCGAGCAGCATGAAGGATGCCCGCGTCGCATCGAACGGCTGGCGTTCTTTCATGTGCGACGGATGAACCGCCGCACGGGACGGGTGGCATCACCTGCCAGCGGTCGGACTTGGTGAGCTGCCACCCGTTCGGCAATCTCCTCAGGTGTCATGCGCAGCCTGTCGCCGGGCCGGGCATAGTAGCCGTCGCCAGTGATGAACGGCGCACACACCACCACCGGCCGCAGGCGAGCCTCAGGGGCAACGCCCTCATCGACTGGCACGTCGCGGGATTTCATCGGAGCGGTGGCCCGAATGTCTGCCAGCCCAGCAGGGCGAACAGCAGGAACGGGATCAGGGCCACGCCGAAGATGGCGACACCACCGATCAGCGCGAAGTGCCAAGCGATGCCGATGACGAGCCAGATGAGCATGAGCACCCAGAACGCGAGACCTCGTGTCATGGCGTAATCCCTTCACGGTTGGTGAGCTGCTTGCGGATCGTCGCGCAATCCTCGATGACGGTGTGATACTTGCCGTTGGTCATTCCGACGACGCAGTGCACGCCGCCGACGAACAGTTCATTGGCCGCGCCCTCGGTCTCCCTGCTGGGAACCAAGCTCGTTATCTGCTCGGTGTTAATCGTGATCTCGTGGCCCTCGACCGAGTGCAGCACGATGAGGATGAGGGCGGCGACGGTGTTCATGTCAGCGACGCCTTGGCTGTGGCTGTTCGAGCAGGCTGCGCAGATAGTCGCAATCCTCCAGCACCGAGAGAAACTTGCCGTCGCTTAGTGTCACGACGCAACGCGCGCCCTTGACCACCAGCTCGTTCGGCCCACGCTGCGTGGCCTCCTTGGTCGGATAGAGTTTCGTGACGAACTCGGGATTGATGAACACCCGCGCGCCGTCAGCCGTCGTCACCTGCACCAATGCCAAGGCAAGCACGATTGCGTCCATCGCATCATCCCGAGGGCGCGACGATGACTTGTGCAGGCGGGTGCTGATCGGTCATTGTTCACACCGCGTTAAACAGGAGGTCGCATGTCACTTCCCGATGTGGTGTTCGCAGCCACTGCCGACCCCGCCACCATCACTGCAGCTGTGCGCCAGCATGGCGTTGCCTTGGTGCGCCGCGCGCTGCCTGCTGCTGGCATGGTGATGCTCGGCAGCACTGTCGCGGCGTTCTATGCCCGGCCGATGGAAGCAGAGCGGCGGGAGTGGATCATGCTCAACGGCCTGAGCGGTCCCAACCTCGACACCCATCTGCCCACACTGTTCGCCGTGCTGGCCTCCTCAATCGCAGGCCGCGTGGCCTCCTGCTACTTGGGCAGCGATGCAGTGGTGCCGCTCAATCATCTGCTGTTTCGATTGCGCGACCGCACCGTCAGTGAGCTGGCCAAGGGCAGCGCGCACAACTTCCATCAGGACCACGACCTCGTGCCTGCGATTTTCCCGCTCAACATGTGGCTGCCTCTGTCGGTGGTCGATGCTGAGTGCGAGGGCCTGTCGTTCGCCTTCCCGCACTCGCGCAAGGTCTACAAGCTGCCGCTGCCCATCGACGAGCACCTGGCGCTCGACGGCGGCAAGGTCTGGACGCCTGCCATGGAGCCCGGCGACCTGCTGATATTCCACCGCTACACGATCCACGGCGGGTTCTTCGAGCCACGTCCCAAGACGCGCCTGAGCGTCGAGATGCGGTTGGGCGGCGCGCTCGATGCGGTGGGCTACAGCGAGCCGCTGGGCCGCCTGTAAATCAGCCAGCGAAGCATCGCAGGAACGAGTTTGCCACCAACGCCTGCGATCCGCCCATGACGAGCTGCACGGCGTTGGGGATTGAGGCCGACAAACTAACATCGCACGAAGCGAACAACGCGAGACGGCTGCCCGACTGAGGAAACATCCAATATTGCGCGGTCATGTAGATGGAGCCCGCTGGCGGGTTGATGTAGAGGTCCGCTTTCCCAATGCAATTATTGCACGCTCCGAGGTTCCAGTAGGCTTGGTTCAATGCTTGGCCCGGGATCATCGCCGCGCCGGTCGACACGCCTGACGTGGTGCCGTAGGTCGAACCGCCGACGACCGTGGTGCCTTGCACCATTTGGACCACGACCGGCTGATCGGCCGCCGGAAATGCGGCCTGCAAACCGATTTGGAACTGAAGCTCGATTTTCTTCTGCGCGGCGGGGATGGGCACGCGCAACACATTAGCGCCCGCAGTCGAGACGACTTCGCTGAACAGTTTTACGAGCGGCTGCGCGCCCGCGCCGCCTGCGGGCAATTCGGTCCACGCGACCTCGGCCCCGGCATCGTTGTACTGGCTGAACCTCAACGCGCCGTTTGGCATGACAGTGGCGCGCCAGTTTTTCTGGTCGATGGGATTGCCGGTCGCGCTCCAGCGGACGCTCGGGCTCGCCGCCGCCTGGGCCAGCAGGATCGCCGCCGCCAGCGTGCCGCCTGCCGCCGCGTTCAGCGTGACCCCGCCTGTGCTGGTATTGTAGGTGAACATCGCCACGTCGCCGACGGTAGGCGACATGTAGACGTTGACCACCCAGTTCGTCGCGCCGCCGCTGTCGTTGATCCACATCATGCCGGGCACGACGTAGGGCGGGCGCACGCCGCCGCGATGCCACGAGTGGACCGCGTTGCGCCAGTTGTTCAGCATGTCCGCGAGCTGCACGCCGTCGACGACATACGGATCGATTGTGCCGAAATCGAACTGGCTCATGAGGGTCTGCCCCGCTTGTTCAGATTGGGTTAGGCGGTCCTGGCCGCCCTAGACGTCGGCGTGTGTGCGCCCAGACGAGAGTTCGGTAATCGTCGTCCGCGCCACGCCATGCCGTTCGGCAAGACGCGCCTTGTCACCCCACCGCAGGGGACCGCCCAGCACGTGCTTGATCGCCTTCACGTCTTCGACGGTCAGCCTCTGCTGGCGATGACCGCCATGCCACTTGATGTCCTGCAAGTTGCGGCGGCGCGTATTCCATTCGAGATTTTCAGGCCAGCGATTGTCGGTTGGGTTTCCGTTCAGGTGTCGGCAGACATGACGCGACGGCGACGGACCGGCGAAGGCCTCCAGCACCAGACGATGGACCATTGCCCTGCCGCGCTTACCCGACGCCTTCAATTCTAGATGCACGAGCAGATGGCCGCACGCTTTCACCCATGGCTGGATGATTTGCCCATGCCAAAATCGACCTCTGATCGTGCGTGAGACGCTGCGCACGCGTCCTCGGTTTGACACCTCGTATCCTAAGTGTCCGGCGATTGATTTCCAGATTTCTCTACTCATGAGTGACCACCGTAACCTTGGACGAAGTAGTCGATGGATGCCGCCGTAGTGACGACGGTGTTGGTCGCGCTCCGATGCTCGACCCGGAAGTGGTTGCGGTCGCTCTCGACGATCACGATGTTGCCACCCGGTGCGAGGGACTGCCTTGCGGTGAGCTGCACGGTCGGCGTGACGAGGAACGGCGCGACGTAGGTCACGGTGAGGTGCCCGGTGCCATCGAGCACCACGTCGTTGCCTTGGATCGAGCGCAGCGGCACCTCGATGATGACGCCTGCCTGCAGGGCGCGCAGCGTGGTCAGCAGATCGTAGAGCGTGCCCACCATGCGCCACTTGAAAGCGCGGCCTGTGATGACGGTCGACTTGAGTGGGAAGTAATCATCGAACGTCACGCCGTCCTGACTGACTGCTGCCTCGATGTGGGCATCCCATTCCTTGCTGCTGCCCATGGCCATCGGCACGGCCATGGCCAGCGGTATCCAGTTCGAGATCGAGTTGTGCGTGCCCATGGCCAGTGGCGTCGCTGAGGCGAGCGGGACCCAGAGGTTCATGGTGCGGCCGAGCCGCGTGCCGTAGCCCTCGACAATCGCGGTCATGGTGACGAGCGTCACCGCGCCGAGATCGAAGGGCAGCGCGAAGTCGTACACGCCAATGCGGGTCGGCGTCTTGTTCAGGGCGATGCCACGCTCGCCGGGAAACACGCCCGGCGGCACGTCCTCGGGTTCGACTGGCGGCGGCAGCCACAGCTCTGTGACGTTGTGATGCCACAGCATGTTGAGGTTGCCCGCCCACGCTGGCTGCTCAAAGCGGTTGAGGAAGATCGAGCGCTCGGTCTGCTGCGCCTCAAGGATGGCCTCTGCCCACGCATCGCTTTCCTGCCCGAGGCTGTCGATGCTCTTGACCATGAAGGTGCCGCTGCGGGTCGGCGTGTTGACCTGTGTCGTGTTGCGGTCGACGCGGGCGATGCTGGTGGTCGCGCGGTCCCATGTCGCGCCGACGAGATTGCTTGTCCACTTCACCCAGTAGAACAGCACGTCGATCTCGGCGGTCGGCGTCCATGTGAGCGTGGTCAGGTTGCCGCCCTGTGGCGTGATGTAGAGGGCAGACGGTGGCAGCGGCTTTTCGGTGAGGCCGATGGGAATGAAGTCGAGCACCACCGGGATCGCGCGGCGGCCGAGATTGTCGAAGGCAGTCACCACGATGTGCCACGGCCCCTGCCGCATCGCCAGCACCTCCTGCGCGACGCCGGTCACGCGATTGAACTGGCGGTAGTCACCCGAGGGGCCCGACATTTCGAGGATGTAGTTCGCCACGCGCGGGTCGATGGAGGCTGACCACGAGATCACCACACCGAACTGCGGCATGCCCACGCCATCGAGGTAAATGAATTCGCGGAAGGTCAGGTTCGTGGGGCCGATCAGTGGCCCGCTCGGTATCTGCGAGAACGGTGGATCAGGGATCGTGATGCCCTGCTCGATGTAGGCCCACTTCTGTTGATCATACTCGGTGGCCATCACCTCGTACTTGCCTTCGCCCTTGTCCGCGATGCTGCCGACCCGCCACGGCGTGGGTTCGACCGCGTTGGTGGCACTCGCGAGCCACATCCAGCCCTCGAATATCGGCCCGGTCTTGCCCGCCACGCGGAGCTGCTGCTGGTTGGGCAGCACGTCGAGCACGGTGACGAAGGTCACGACCGGCGGGTTCTGCGGATCCTCGGCCGTGCCTGCATTGATGAACAGCTGCCAGCCGATCTGCGGGTGGTTGATCATCACGCCCGGCACCTGATCGAGCGTCACGGTGTCAGGACCATCATCGTGCAGCAGGCGGCCAGCGAGGCGCACGCCCGCGCGGTTGGGATCAGAGATGGCGATGCGGTCACCCGGCCGGAGGTCGGCATTTTCCAGCGCGACGGTGAAACTCACCACCTCGGTCTCATACTGCGACGTGTAAATCAGCCAGCGACCGAAGCGCATGGCCTGCGCGCGTGAGGTGCAGCCGAAGGCAGGTTGCTGCGTCTCTCGGTAGCCCTGCTGCGCGAGCAGCGTCGGATCCTGCACCAGCTCGACCGCCGCATTGTACTTGTCGTCGGGGTCGTTCCACTGGATCGCCGCCGCTGTCCAGCGCGAGCGGTAGTCGGTGCCGACATACTCAAAAATTCCGTTCTCCACATCGGCCGGGCCGAACAGCCGCTCGACGGTGCCGATGAGCCTGTCCTGCGCGATGAACACTGTGCCGTTTGCATAGTAGAGCGTGGCCAGCATCGAGGAGGCCACGGCGGTCAAGGTCGTCCACGCATCCTGCTGCGTGTTGATAATGCAATTGCAGGTGTGGCGTGGCTCGACGCCGCCCTTGCCATCAGAGACCGCGCCATCATTCCATGCCGCCGCCTCGTAGAAACTCCACTTGTCGACCGCTATCGCATCGATGTCGCGACCGATGCCCCAGCGTTCATTTGTCAGCAGCGCGTAGAGCACCCACGCCGGATTGTTGGTCCATCCATCCTTGAACGTGCCGTCCCAGTCGCCGACATAGCCGTGCGTCTCGCCGTTGTAGTTCGAGGGGATTTTGACGATGAGGCCATCGATCCAATACGACCGCTTGGGCAGGACAGGGAAGGCCTGCGCATCGACCACCATGCCCACCAGCGCGGTGTCATCGTAGCTCAGCTGGCCGTCGATGATCTCGGTGAACGATGACCAGAAAATCGTATTGCTCTCGCCTTGCTGGGCTGGGCCTTCAAGACGGATCGCGCGCAGCTCGATGAAGTCTGTCGAGGGCGGTATCTGCACCAGTGACGCCCACTCGTAGGGCGACATCGTCTTGCCGTACATCATTGAGGTGGTGAAGTTGATCCACGGCCCGTTGTCCACTCGATAGTCGAAGGCATAATCGATGCCGGTCGAATTCAAGTCGCCGTCGGTCTCGGTCATGAACAGCGCAGCGACGCGCAGTTTGAACCGGATGGCAGACAGGCCGGGCTGGCTGGTGCGCCTGATGACATAGGCGAACGGCGTGAGTTCGTGGCTGACGTTGACCTCGACCTCCGAGATCGGATAGCCCGGCACCGGGTCCTGACTGGGATAGCCTGCGCGGAAGTGGCCCTCGGGCACGTAGAAGTTCGGCACGCCGTTGGCGGCAATGACCGGCGTGTCATCAAGGAACACGCTCTCGAACGTGCCCTGATGAAAGCCCTTGATGATGCCTTCGCCTATTGCCTCAAGGATGCGCGCTGTGCCTCGACTGCGCAGCGTGTTGGGATACTGCACCGGCTGCGAGCTGGTCTGTGGCGGCATGCCCTTGCCAGCATCCTTGCGTGCCGCCACCTCGCCGCGCGGGCGCGGGTCGGGGATCGGCCGCACCGTGAGGATGCCGTCCGGGTCGCGGCCGCGCCTGCTCATATCTGCTCGACATTGAGGCCCGCCGATATGACGGTCGAGCCCACCAGATGCGTGCCGAAGATAAGAGGCACAGGGGCACCCTGCTGCGAATTGTTGGTCACGCCGTTGAACAGGAACGACGGACGATCATCAGGCCGCGTCTGCTCAGTGGCATCTGGTTGTGACGGTGGAGTGGTCAGCAGGCCAGCCACGCCGCCCGCCACCATCGAGATGCCTGACAGGATCAGCGACACGCCAACCGGCCCGAGAGTGCCCCAGCTGAACACCGTCATGAGTGTGCCCGCGATGATCAGCACCGTGCCGAGGATGATCGAGCCGATATTCTTGCCTTGCCCGCCGCCTTGCGGTGGCGTCGCTGGCACGAGGTGCAGGGGCTGGCTGCCCATGCTCATGCTGAGCTGTTCAGCGGTCACGCCATTGCGGATGCGCGGCGGACCAACGATGACGCGCCACCAGCCCGGCCGCAGGGCTGCACGCAGACCGGGGCGCAGCATCATCAGAGCACGCACTGCCTCGGACGGGGTCTGCACATCCAGCCGGAAGTGCCGACCGAAGGCGCGGCCGATGGAGCCGTGCAGAAATATGTCGCGCATCATGGCGTGAATGTCCGGTGGCGCAGGGCCATGGTGATGTGGCGGGCCAGTCGGGCACGCGGCACCAGTGACGAGAGCCGCGTCGCATCGACTGCGTTGATACCCGAGACATGCTGCAACAGGAGGTCGCGGTCGATGACCACTGCACCGTGCATCGGCACCTCGAAGCGAAACTTGAACAGCGCCACGTCGCCGCGCTTGGGTGGCTCGCTGAGGTCAATGCGCTCGAAGCCGTGCTCCTCGAACGCCATGTAGAGATTTTTGCCGCCCTGCTTCGTCCACCATTCCCAGCCGCGCGGCTGGTCAGGGAAGCCGGTCATGCCTGCCTCGGCAAACCAGTCACGCATCACGGCGTAGCAGTCATGGACGCCATGGCGGAAGCCGCGCCCGATCAGCGGCGCGCGAGCCAGCATGTCACCGAAGCAGAACACGTCGTAATGCGGCAGCACCATCACGACGAACGGGATGCCCAGCTGCTGCTGATAAATCATGTCGTGCTCGGAGGGGCAGCCCAGCCCGTCCGGGTGACTGTGAAAGAACAGCTCGGCAGCTCCGACACGCACGAGGTCGGCATCGCTGAGCAGCACATCCTGCTCGGGTGTCCTGCTCACGTTGTCGAGCCGCTGATAGGCACCAACCTCGACCACGCCTGCCGCCTCGCGCGGGTACACCTCCACGGCATGGCTGTAGGCTGCCTCGGCCACAGCATGCGTCCATGCCTCGGGGAAGGCAGGCGACATCGGCACCAAGTCGCGGCGGGTTGGCAGCGTGTCCATCATTTGACCTTTCCGACGCCGGGGAAAAATCGCGCAGGCAATGGCCCACCACCGAAGCGCAGCGTGCAGCCGCGCATCGTGCGCGAGCACATGTCGAGCCGCATGTTGAGGCCCACATAGTTGTCATTGGTGTCGAAGAAATTGCCGCCGGTGTAGGGGCAGGTCGCCTTGCTGTAGTTGAACGCGCCGATGCTATCGTCCCAGAAGCGATAGGTATGGTTGCACACGTCGCGGAGATATTGGCGGCGCGGCAGCTTGGTGCCCTCCTGATCCATGCGCGTGGCCAGCTTGAAAACAATTTCCTTGGCGTTGTGCGCCGTCTTCTGTGCCACCACGAATTTCTCGCGCGTGATCATGGCATTCGGATCAGGCGTCGCGCCGTCATCGAGGAACCGGCGCAAGGTCAGGATGCGAATGAAGTCCGAGCCGATCAGCCCGAGATAGCTGTCGAGCAGCAGGTTGCCCGCGCCGTAGAGGTTGCTGATCGTGACACCGGGCGTCGGCGGCGAGCCCTTGGTGGTCATTTCAAACCCGGCAGCCGTCATCGGTACGGGCGAATAGAGCTGGCCGCCCCAGTAGATTTCGTGATCGAAGTCTGTCGCGCTCGTGAAGTAGAACACCGGGCCGCCCGCGCGCGTGGTGTCGAGCTGGTAGAGCGTGACCAGTCCTTCGGTGACGAGCTGGCTCATGTTGGATTGAGGGGCTGCGGATTGAACTGGCGGGTGAAGGTCGCCTGCAGCGTGCCCACCACATCGGTCTGGTTGCGGTCGGTGATCGAAGCTGACCACTCATCGGCAGTGACGAACACGTCGGCAGTGGCATCAGGTGGCGTAAACCAGAAACCGCGCGCTGCATTCGCCACGAGGAATGCATCGTAGGTGCCCAGCTCAGTCAGCCCGACAAACGGCACCTGTATTGACCAGCTCGGCCTTGCCGGATTGAGACCGCGCGTCAGCCGGTAGGTGTAGCCGTCGCCGTAGTCGGTCTGGTCGACGCGCAGCTTGGTCGAGCGCGAGGCTCCCGGCATGACACACCATGGCCAGTACGGAGAGGAGTGCGGCATGTGGGCCTCACGCGTTCTGTAAAGTGCCGCCGGGGCGTTTCTCGTTCTGGATCACAGCCACCACGGCAGCGCGCACTTTGCGGCCGAAGTCGAGCGCCTGCGATGGATTGGATGCGCCGACGGTTTGCCCCATGTCGACGTTGACGGTGACACCGCCGCCACCCATCTGGCCCATCGGCACGATGCTGCCTGCAGCATGGGGCACGAAAAATTCAGGCCCGCGCTCGCCCACGATGTAGGGGCTGCCCGGACTGACAGGACCACCAGCGGCTCGGCCGGGCGGGATCAGGTTCACGACAGCGTCGCCAGTGGTGAAACCTGCGCTCGCTCCACTCGCACTCGCCGCGCTTGCACCTATTTTCGCGAGGTCGATCACATACTTAAAAATTTGCGAAAGCGCGGCCTGTGCCGCCATCTTGGACAACATCAGGGCGAAGTCGCGCGCGATCTCTCCGAAGCCCTTGTTGCTCACGCCCACGAGAGCGTCGATGGCCTCACCCATCGAACCCATTAGGCCTTCGAATACCTGACTGCCCGTCGAGAACAGGTCATGCGCACGCGCTGAGGCGTTCCCTGCATTGGCAAAACCAGCTGCCAGCGAGCCGAGGTTGTCGTCATATCGAGCGGCCGAATTGGCAGCAGCATCGATCTGTTCGCCCTCCTGCTTTTGCTGCCGCGCCCTCGCTTCAGGCGACAACGTGCCTCGGCTTGCCGCCTGTGCGCGGGCGAGATCGCGCTCGGCCTTCTCACGCGCACGGGTACCGTCACCAAGCTTCAGTTCTATTTGCTCGGCGCGCTGCGCGTCCTGAAAAAGCTGTGCGTTCTGGTCGCGCTGCTGCTGATTGAGTTCGACAACGGCGGTCAGTCGCTTGATCTGCTCGTCGCTCACATTCTGGTTTTTCGCCCGCAGCTTCTCGACGATATCGGCAACCTGCTGCTGGACGGTGATCTCTCGACGAAGATCGTCAACGAACTCGGCATGACTGCCGGTGATCTTATCGTAGGCTTCCTTGGCGTTTCGGCCGAGCGCATCGTAGCGCCTGATCTGTGCCTCGATGTTGTCCGCGTCGGTCTTGCCACCGCCTCCCGTCGTCGTCTTGGCAGGATCAGGCAGCGATTTCGGGTCGAGCGTGGTGGTGCCGTAGGCTGCTCGCGCTGCCGCATCCTTGGCCTGCCCGAGGAGCACCCGCGCGTCGTCAAGGTCCTTTCTCGCCTCGGCAACCTGAGCAGGTGAGACGCCCTGAACACCGAGGCCGATTTCACGCGGGCTCGGTCCCTGTGCTGCTCGCCTCTCAAGGTCGGCCAGTGCCTGCTCGCGCCGTGTGACCTGATCAGTCAGGCTGTCGATCCTGAACTGGCCGCTCGCGCCCGCGCCGCTGCCGTAGCCCAGCATCTGAGCCAGCGCGATGATCTTGTCGATTATGCCCTGTTGCGCACCGATGGTTTTGAGATCGTTGGCGATGCGCTCGAACTGGTCTGCCAGCCACGATTTCGTGGCCGCGATTGCCGGGGAGAAAAACACCTGCAGTCGGCGCGCGGCCTCGTCGCTCTCCACCTGAATTCGCTTGAGCGTCTGCACGACGCTGCTGTCCATCACCTGACCAGCACGCTCGGCGTCGGCGGTCACCTGTGCCAGCCAGTCGCGGTTCGCTATTCCCTTTTTCGCCAGCTCGGAAAAGCTGTCGCCAGTCTTGTCCGCGAGTGCCTGCAGGCCCTGCACCTCGCTCGTCGTGAGGTTGACCGCCCTCGCGAGATCGGCAGTCTTGACGGCCGACTGTTGCACCTTGTCGGCATAGGCGGTGATCTGCTGCACCACCGCGCCGATGGCCAGTCCACCGAGCAGATTTTTCGCGAGGCCGATGAAGCCTTCCAGCTTGCTGCCCGTCGATGCAGCCTGCTCACCGAATTTCACCAGCTGCTGCTGACCGTCCTCCATGTTCTTCGTGAACTCGGCAAAGTTCGCGACGAATTTGATGAGGACGTCACCGATCTCGGCCATCAGGAACCTCCCCGCCAGTTCATCATCTGCCGGTCGACCTCGCTCATGCCATCCTCGGCAGGCGGCGCGGGCTGGTGGTCACGGATGAAATAGAAATCGGCAGGCCGCATCGGCGTGGCCTCGGCAGAGCGAACGAGGTTGACGATGAGCGAGCACAGCAGGCCGCCATGTTGATCAGTCAGCCGATCAGGCAGCGGCTCGTGCAGCTCCTCGAACCGTTGCCAGTCCATCAGCTCGCGATTGCTCATCGAGGTTTCGATTTCACCGACAGGGCGGTGGAGCGCCAGAGCGAGGCGATGCAGGAACACCCGCTCCGGCTTTAGTGGGAAGGGCCGGGCGGCTCGGCTGCGTGGCCATTGGCCTGAGCTGGTGGCTCGTCAGGATCATCGCCCAGCATGCCGTTGAGCCGTGCCGCTTCGCCCGCGAGGTAGATGATGCGCTGCTGCAGGCGCATCGGCTGGGCCTCCACCTCATCGACCGACTGGAACACCAGCTCGTTGTCGTCGGCATAGCGCAGCGACAGCACGAGGCAGACATACAGGCCCGCCTCGCCATCCTCGCGGAAGGCCTGCCGAGCAGCACGGCCCTGCTTGATGTTGAATTCACCGAAGATGACGGGCCGGTCATTCCACTGCTTGCGGTCAAAACTCATGCGGGCACCAGCTCAGGGGCAGGGCCTGAGGGCTGCGCCCCTACGTTGGTCGCGGGCTTGATGCCCCGCACCATGGTTTCGAGCGGCACGAAGCCGACAGGCGGCGTCTTGTAGAAGTGGATCATGCCGTCGATCTGGCCGCCGATGTTGTTCGCCACCGGAGCGTTGACACCCAGTGTCAGGTCGAACGTGTTGACGATCGCCATGAAGGTCCAGCCGCAGCCGTCGCGCACGCGCACGTCGATGGCCACATCCTCGCCCGAGCGGTAGGCATCGCGGGCGCGGAACATGGCGGTATCGCTGCAGTCGTAGAAGCCCGCAGCGGTCCATGTGCCGATGGCAGGCAGGCCCGCCACGATGCGATGCGCGGTGTCGCACAGCGTGGTCACATCGAGCGTCGCGCCCGCAGGATTGTTGGCGTTGAAATTGGACCGGCACAGCTCAAGCCACGTCGGCGTGCTGAGTGTGGCCAAGTCGGCAGGTGCAACAGGTAGCGTGGCAGTCTCGCGGGTGGTGTCGCTATCCTCCAGCGTCACTGCCTGACCTGTGACGGCACTCACCTTGAACGGCATGCCGTCGAGTGAATTCCAGCCCATGCCGCGCGGCACCACGATCTCGCCCACCACTGGCGCAGTCGCGCCAACGTCGAGCGTGATCACGCAGGGCTTGGCCTTGGTGGCGCTGGCGATGTCGGCGGTGACCGCATCGAGGTCATCCGAAATCATGATCACAGAACCTTGCGACGAGATACGACCAGACATGGCGGGCTCCTCTCACTTCGGGTAATTGGTCACGGCCTTTTCGATTTCCTCGAGCACCTCACGCCGGAACGTCTCGATGCTCTCGGGCGTGGTGGCAGCTGCAGCAGGGCGCACCCACTTGCGTTCTTTGACCGAGCCGCGATTGCCAGCAGCGGCCCAACGCGACAGCGCGGTGGCCTGCCTGACCACGACGCGGCTGCTCTTGCTGAAACTGCCCGTGCGCAAAAAGTTGGGAGTGCGGGAGGCACGACGCTCGCCCGTGCCGAATTCGAGGTAGCGCCACCAATGGGCGATCTGCAGGCCAGGCTTGCCGAGACGGCGAAGGTTCTGCGGATACTGGGTGACGTAGCCCTTCAGCTCGTCATTTTTGGGATCGCGCTGCACGGCCACGCCGAAGCCGCGCTGAATGGCTCCTGACCTGCGAATGAACGTGGAATAGGTGCCAGCCCTCATGCGCCGCGCGATCACCCACAGAGCAGTCCGCAACGCATCGCGCGTGATCTTGGTTTGCACATCCCCGGCCAGCGATTTTATGTTGGTGAGGGCCTGATCGAGGCCTTTCACCTCGATGCGGTCGGTGGCCATCTCAGGGGCCCGCCAGCGGTGGCGGCGGCGTCGTCGGGAAATTTTCCCAGTCGCCGTACAGTGGCCCCGTGGCATCGCGCCGGGTCTGGAATTTGTACTCAGCCGTCATCGCCATCTGCCACCACTCGCCCACGCCCTCGGGGTCGACATCGTGCGGCCCGTCAACCTGCTGGATGATCAGCCCGCCGTAGGCCATGCCGTGGAAGGTCGTGCGCACGTAGTCGATGGCCTGATCCAGAGCTGCAGGCCCTCGGCCTGAGCGGGTGAACAGGCCGATGAGAAATTGCCCCGTCTCCTCGACCCATGGCTTGCTGCCGAGTGTCACGTCGGTGCGCGTGTTCGACTGCTGGATGACAGCGCCCCACACATCGGCCAGCCCATCGGTGTCGACGCCGCTGTTGACGGCCTCGACATACTCCACCACCGCCACCGGAATTTTCTGCTGCCAGACCTGCAGGAAAATTTCGAGCGGCGTCATTGCTGGCCCCCGCGCAGCAGCAGCTTGAAAAACACCGGGGCGTCGTCGTTGGGCGAGCCGCGCCACTCCTCCACCGAATAGCTCGTGGTCGCGGTGCGCAGCCGGTCGTAGCGTGTCGGCCTTGGCCTGACAGGGAAGGCCGCCGCGAAGTCGATGGCATCCAGCACGCCTGCCACGTCCTGCTGCATCGCTGCGGCGAACAGGTCATCGGAGCGCACGCCGCGAATGAAGGCGAGCACCGGCACCGCCGATGCGCCGCCTGCAGGCAGATACGAGACAGGATTTGCCGTCCGCCGGAACAGCCATCGCCATTTCGGTCGGCCGGTCTCGACAAGCTGGCTCACGGCGGGACGGGCTCAGTGACAGGCAGCAGCGCGTGCCCGATCAGGCTGCGATGGTCGACGTAGAGGTCGAGCATGTTGAGGTACGGGCCGAGCAGAGGATCCGTCGTGCCCACGCCTTTCATGGTGGCGTTGACGAAGGCATTGCCCGCACTCATCTGCACCGAGCCCACGTCGATGACGCTGATTTCGGAGACGGTGCCCGTGAGGCCTCCACCACCAGCAGAGCCGCCCCTGCCTTCCCACAGGGTTTGCATTGCGCCCAGCACGATCTCGTAGAGATCGCCCGGCACCTCATCCCACCCGGCCTTGTAGGTGATGCGGGTCTGCGCCATGAACAGCCGCGATGACAAGTCTTGCGCGAAGCTGCTGCCGTCGAGGTTGAACAGCTTGCCGGTGCGCGGATCGAACCTCACATCGCCTGGCACGCCTGTTTGTCCATCCAGCTCGACCGCCTCGATGGAGGCTACGGGGAAGTAGCGCAGGAACACCGTGGCGCGCGGCGCGAAGTAGAGCGGCGGCGGCAAGGGCTGCTGCGGGTCGTTGATCACCATGCGTGACCAGTCATCGATGAAGGCCGCAGGCGGGCTGGCCAGCACGCGCGAGGTGTAGTGCTCGATGCGTGACCAGATGCCGTCGAGGCGGCGCTGCAACCACGCATCACTGGCGGTGTCGGTGATGCCGAGATCATCCTTGATGTTGTCGAGCAGCGCGGCGGGCGCGCTCATCGAGCCGCGCCTATCAGGCTGCCGAGCAGCTGGGCCACCATGGGCTTGATGCTGCCGATCTGGTGGCCGTTCTCGAACATGCGCCCGTCATCATCCAGCTTGAACGACACCTCGCGGTGCTGCTTGCCGGTCACCTTGAGCCAGTGGCCCTCGTTGGCCGCGCCGTTGGGATCGATGCCGGTCGAGGGCTTGGCCGCCTGCCAGTCACCGAAGCGCAGCACGCGGTCGCCCTCGTTGTAGGTTTCCTCGGCCTTCCAGAAACCACGCGCGATGGGCACCAGAAAATCGCGCTCGGTCTCCACCATCGTGCCGTCGCTCAGCTCGATGCGCATGACCATGCGGCGGTCGTTGGGCCACTCCACACCGACGGTCGCGATGCCCACCAGCACCGGCAACCATGCCTCGGTCGGCGGCTCATCTGACGTGTCGCGGCGCGCGGTGAACAGGCCGTTGCGGTGGCGCACGGTGACACCAGCAGCATGGCGGCCCTCGGTCCACACGGGCGGCGGCAGGAACGGCGGCAGGGCAATGGCTGCCACCATGCTCGCGATCTCGGCGCGGAATTTTTCGAGGTGTTCGCCCAGCAGGTCAGCGAGAAAGGCGTTCAGCTCCTCGGAATTCATCATGTCGCGCCTCCGACTTTCGGCTGCACATCGGCGTCGGCCTCGATCTCCACCTCGGCCAGCATGGTCAGCACCACTGTCGTCGGTTCGCCCATGGCGGCGCGCACCTCGATGGCAGTCAGGCGCTCGAACTCATGCCCGGTCTCGGTATCGGTGACAGTGCTGCCGCGCGCATCGCGCGTGAGGTGGATGCGAAGTTTCATGCTGCCCTCCGCATCCGCTCGCGCAGCAGTGACCGCACGCGCGACGGATCAATCGTGGCCTCAGGTGGCGGTGGTGGTGCAGCTGGTGCAGGCGGTGGTCCGGTCGCGTCACTGAGGGGCACGTACTGCATCTGCACGCGCGGCTCGTCACCGCCCTCGACGGGTTCAAGGCCCTCCTGTGCCCGCACCTCGTTGGCACTGATCCAGCCACCGTTGAGGCCCTTGGCGTAGGCATCGAAGCGCACGTCGATCTCGGTGCGCAGGAAACCTGACAGGTCGAAGCGGATTTCAAAATTCTGCGGGAAGTCGAAGGCGCGCGACAGGCGCTGCTCAAGGGCCTCGATGTGGAAGCCGAGGCAGTTCGACATGTAGATGCGCACCAGCGTTTCGTTGTTGCGGTATGTCACCTTGCTGAGGTCACCCAGCATGAACGGCGGAACGCGGAACACGCGCGCCACATCCTCGACCGAATAGCGCAGCTGCTCGATCAGCTGGGCATCCTGTGCGGTGATGGTCAGCGGCTGCCACTTCATGCCGCCCGACAGCACGGCTGTCTTGCCGAACTCCGCGCCGCGATAGGCGAGGTCCCATTCCTGCTTGTAGCGGGCCTTGAGGTCGTCGCTCATGTGCTGCTCGGTCGACAGCAGACCCGAGGGCCGCGAGGCATTGCCGAAAAACTGCTGGCTCTCGCGCAAAATCTGCAGGCCCACCGCCGAGCTGGCAGCGGCAGCGAAGATCGGCGTGACACCGACCAGCGGATAGCCCGGCAGCAGGGGCAGGCGATGGTGGATGATGTCGCGCTCGGGGATGCGCTGATCAGGCAGCGTGATGCCCGCCAGCCAGTCCTCGTTGATCTCGTAGAAAATCTGCCCCGTGCCGTCCTGCAGGATCAGCGGCCGCACGTTGTAGGGCCTGAGCACATGCAGCTCGGTGATCTCGCCGCGCCGGTTGCGCTTGCCGCAGTAGCAGTAGGTATTGCCCTGCAGGAGGTAGGACTGCACGAAGGCGAACATGAAATCGCTGGCCGTCTGATAGGTGTTCGGCTCGCGCATCAGCTGGGCGTAGTAGTCGGTCCGTCGCAGCTTTCGCGCGCCGCTTTCCATGTCCACCTCGAACACCTGCAACGGCAGCTTCGACAGGTCGGACGCGATGGTATTGATGCAGGCATACACGGCGCTGAACGCCAGCAGCTCAAGCCCAGCCTGCGGCGCGTTGCGGTTCATCTGCCAGCTGCCGACGGGGCCTCGGTCTCCATTGCCCCACCAGCCCGGCATGCCTTGGTTCGACGGCCAGTGCCAAGCAGGGGCAACGCTGCCGGTGGCGCGCTCGATGGCTCCGATGGCCCAACTGCCCAGCACCTGCAGCAGGCCGCGCTTGTCGTCAGCCATTGGCCGGCTCGCGCGATGGTGTCAGGGCCTCGACCGCATGCACGAAGCCCAGTGCCACCATGTCGGCGGCCTCGGCGCGGCTCATGTGCAGTGTCTCGCCCAAGTTCACGTAGACGGCGCGATGACGAAAACGCTTGGTCGCCATGACCATGATTTCGTCCTTCGCTTCGACCTTGCGCTTGGCCATGGCGATGCCTCCGAAAAAAGAGGGCGAGCACAGGTGACCTGCACTCGCCCAAGTGTCGAACGGCCGGTTGATGGGATGGGAAAGCGCCGACCGCCCGGCTGCCCCTCTTAAGGCGTCGGTGCCGGGAAGCCGGTGATCTCCACGATCCCGGCAGCGCGGCGCATCATCCAGTAGATGAACCGCTCGGCCTTGATGCCCAGCAGGTTCTGTTGCCAGAACGAAACCAGCGGCGTCGGTGGCGTGGCTGGTGCGCTGTCCATCTGCACCGAGGCCTCGGTCGAGGTGTCGATCAGCACCTCGCCATCGTCGGCCACCATGAGCTGCGACTGCTCAAGCAGGTCGATGACGCCAGTCGGCACGTTGCCCGAGGTGATCACGGGAATGCCCATCAGGCTCTGACCTGTCTGCCCCTGATTGAGGTTCGAGGCCGTGGCAGGACCGACACCCATGCCGGGAAAGGCGAAGATGTCCTGTGCGGTCCTGAGCGTGGCGAGGAACATGGCCTCAGACGGTGTCATCAGCCACACCGGGTTGCGCAGCTGGATGTTGTTCGAGGTCATGTAGAGCATTGCCGCCGCAAGGTCGGTGGTCACTGCTGCCACGGTGCTGCCGGTCGACGGCACCTTGTGCGCGGCGTTGGTGATCGAGGCAGGCCGCACACCTGCAATCGCCGTCACGGTGTCATCGAGCAGCTGCTTGTCGATGAATTCGGCAATCGTTGCGATCAGGTCATTGCGCACCAGCATCTCGGCGGCGGGTGTGCTGAACCTTGCAAGCTCCTGCGTGATCACCACGATCACGGCGATCTTGGCCCACGGGATGGTGACGTCATCGAAGCTGAGACGGCTGACGGGCTTGCTCAGCCCTTCACCGACCCAACCCGCCGAGGCTCCTGCAGTCTGCCTCGGAATTTTCACGTTGAACGGCACCGTGACGTAGCCGGTCAGCTTGCCGAAGATGGTCTCGGCCCTCAGCAGCTCGATGAATTCCGCCGTCATGCGCGTGTAGGCCACCAGTGGAGCCGCCCACGCAGGGTCGGTGGTATTGCCGACAGCGACGGCTGCCTTTTCCAGCCAGCGCGCATCGTTGGTCGAGCCGAGTGTCTGGGCATGGCGCAAGACGGTCAGCACGTCCGGCGTCTGGTGTTCCCATCGCTTGGCCAGCTCGATGGCCTGCTGCAGGTTGCCCTTGGCCATGGCCAGTGCGCCGACGAAGCGGGTGAACGCCTGCCCCTTGAACGCCTTAAACGGGATGACCTCGGCGCTCGGCGTCGGGTTGAGCGGGTTCGGTGCAGGCTTGGCCTGCAACGCGGTCTGCCGCTCCACTGCCTCAAGCCGCACGATCTGCGCGTCGATGTCGGTCAGCTCCTGCTGATCCTTGTCGAACGCCTTCTGCTCCTCCTCGGTGAACAGCCGATTATCGTTGGCCGCCAGCTCGGACAGGGCCGTCATGGCGTCCAGATGCGCGTTGCGCTTTTTGCGCAGCGCCTCGATGTGCTTTCGCATGGGATGGTCTCCCCATGAATTACCCGGCGCGGAGCCGGGCAAGATTGATGGTTCGACGCCGTGTCTCAGCCGCGACGTGGGCAGATGCCCGCGCGTCAGGGATGAACAGTCGGCGGGTGGTCTGTTCGCTTGCGACAGACCGGGCGAGGGCGAGTGCAGCCGGGTTGGCAGGCACGGGCACGACGCTCAATTCAAGCAGCTCCTGACCGACGAACTCGAACCCGATTGGCCACTCCTCGTGGTCAGGATCGTCGTCGGCCCAGAGGTAATTCGGGGCCTTGGTAGGCAGGAAGCCGACCGACACCGACTTGAGGGCACCAGCATCGGTGATGCGCCACACCTCATCGGCAAAGTCAGAGACGCCCTCAGGCAGGAACGTGGCGTCGGCCAGCAGCTGCTTGCCCTCGACCCACGCCTTGGCGGTGCCGATGGGTGGCTCCCGGCTGGCATGGCCGAACAGCAGCGGGCCATTCTTGGCGAAGTTGTCGAGCTGCCAGCCGTCGACCCTGATGATGTCGCCGTATCGGTCCACGGTCTCGTCGCTCGCGACGAAGCGGATGGTGCGGTTGCCTGCCTTGGTGATGTCGACGTCGCGGGTTTGCTTTTCGCCCGCCTTGGGCGGCATGCGGTTGGCCATGGCTCGGGCTCCTCACTGCTTGCGGGGAATTCGCTGCGCGACTGCTGCAGGTTTGCTGCTGGTCACTCGGGTGCGGTGGCGCACTGGCTTCGCGCTTCGGGCCGGTTTGGTGACTGTTTCATCGGCAGGCATATCGCTCGCGAAGCCGTGACCAGCGCGTGGCCGGATGTTTTTCGCAATCATGTGATGTGCTCTTTTGTGGGTGTCGCGCGACTGTCACGCGGCGTTAATGTTCCCGCCGACGATCAGAAGGATCCGTTCGCTGAGGAAAGCGTGGCGGCGAGCCGCCCGTGTTTACAGCTAGCGAAGGTCACGTAGGGGAGGAGTTACTGATGACTGACTTTGCTCACGTCACGTTCGACAACTGCGCGCAGCGCGCATCGGTCGATCTGCTCAGGGCAACAGGTCTGCCGCTGGCCGTGGTGGAGGTGCGGCCCGGTTGCTACTGCGTGGCCCTGTGTGCAGCTGACCAGCGCTTGCTGGTGCGCAAGATGATTGCGCTCATGGCGCAGCCGAGTTTCAAACGACTGGCGAAGCACATCGGCCCGGCGATGATGAGCCGGGACGACGACGGCGGCTGGCTGCTCAAGTTCAGGCTGCTCATCGGCCGCTGCGAGACCTTGCACTAGATCACGAACACGCCGGGCTGCGGCTCGGACTGGCTCGACGTGTAGCGGCCGATGGCCATGATGAGGGCCGTCATGCCGTCGATGCGGCCGGTGCTGTGAGACTTGTGCGGCATCTCGTTGAGATTTTTGTCGCGCTGCACCTTGAGGTTCGAGGCCATCACCGCCAGCACGGGGTTGCCGCCATGGTCGAGGCGGCGGGCGTGCAGCAGGTTGGCCAGCTCTTTCGTCGGCATGGTGTACGACTTGATGCCCTGAATAAACTCGAACATGTTCACGCCGTGCTCGTTGCACTCCACCGCGAGCTGCGTGGCGTTCCACGGATCGAAGGCCACATCGTGCAGCTCGAAGCGGCTGTTGGTGGCGATGACGGCATCCCTGATAGAAGCATGGTCGATGACGTTGCCGGGCGTGGCCTCGATCCAGCCCTCCTCGACCCAGCGCCGGTACGGCATGCGGTCCCTGTCAGCGCGCTCCTCGATGGTCTCTCCCGGCATCCAGAAACGGCAGGCCACGCGCATGATGCCGTCGTCGTCGGGCTCGAACAGCTGGACGAAGGCCGATATGTCGATCTTGCTGCTGAGGTCGAGGCCGCCCCAGCACCTGATGCGGCCCAGCTTGTCAGGGTCGAACGCGCCGCGCGAATTCTGGTGCCACATGTCCATGTCGATGGCGCGCTCTGCGACGGCACTCCTCACGTTGAGCCGCAGCCGCTTGAACGCCGACAGCGCCATGGGCGAGCGCGCCGCCTTCTGTGCCTGTCGCTCAAGGTCTGCCAGCTTCACCGATATGCCGAGGTTCGGGTTGGCCTTGGCCCACGCCAGCGGATCATCCCACCGATCATCCTTGTCGATGGTGGCGATGAAGGCGAACACGTTGTCATCCTCGATGACGCCTTCCAGCACCTTGGTCGCGTAGTCGTTTTCCGAATTGTAGACCGACTGCGGATCATCATCGCCTGCCGTGGTGATGATCCACAACAGCGGCTGACGGCGCGAGCCCAGCGCGGTGTCGAGCACATCGAGCAGGTGGCGCGTGCGATGGCGATGCAGCTCATCGATCAGCACGCAGTGGGGATTGAGGCCGTCCAGCGTGCGCTCGTCGGATGACAGGGGCTCGAACTTGCTGCCGGTGCGGTCGATGGAGAGGTTGAGCTTGAACCGCCGCACCTCGGCGGCAAGGTCAGGCGAGGCAGCGACCATGCGCTTGGCCTCATCGAAGATGATGCGGGCCTGATCGCGCTTCGTGGCAGCGGCGTAGATTTCAGCGCCCAGCTCGCCGTCGCACACCAGCATGTCGAGGCCGACGCCTGCCAGCTTGGTCGACTTGCCGTTTTTGCGCGGCACCTCCTCGTAGATGTAGCGATAGCGGCGCGTCCCGTCCTTGCGCTTCCAGCCGAACACGTTGCCGACCACGAATTTCTGCCACGGCCCAAGCGTGATTGCCTTGCCTGCCCATTCGCCTTTCGAGTGGCGCAGAAACGCCGGATAAAAGTTGATCCTGAATTGCGCCGCGTCGACATCGAACCACAGGCCGCGCTTGCGCCCTGTCTTGAGATCACGCAGGTGGCGCTCACAGGCCAGGCGCACCAGCCGAGCAGCTGCGATCTCGCCCGCGATCACCGCCCGCGCATAGGCGGTTGTCTCGTCGAGCTGGTCAGCTGTCGAGCCGATCCGGTTTTTGCGCGAGGTACTGCGCGAGCCGCGAGCTGGCAGCCGGTGCGCCCGTGGCGCCATGGATTTCTCCCGAGATACGGCCGAGCGCGGCGCGCGATACGGGACTGAAGCCCATCTCGTTGCCCGCCCGCATCATGATCAACGCCTGCCGGTTGGCGATGCCGAGAAACGGATTTTGGAAAGCCACGCCCTCCTTGGAGCGCACGACCTGTCCGAGCTTGCGCACCTCCGAGATGGCGCGGGCGTATTCGACCGAGGCGACGACCCAGATCGCCAGCAATTCGCGGTCGGTCGCCGTCAGCAGGCCGAGCGGTGCGCACTCTAGGGCGTAGGCCCACTGGGCGCGCTGCTCGTCGTCGAGCCATGGCGGTGCTGCCCACAGCGGACCGCCACGACCTTCGGGCTCATCGAGGACGACGGCGCGCTTGCCGGGATTGCCGTGCAGCTTGGCTAGCGCCGCGGGCATCGGCTTCGGACCTCGTGCCATCTATCGTGCCTCCTGCGCGGAACGAGCTGTGACCAGCTTCATCCCGTATTCGTCGGGTCGCGATGCCAGATCAACGCCCGGCCGCCTGATCAGTTTCTGCCGCTTGAAGCGGGAGTAGTCGACCCAATGGTGGACCCGGCCGTATTTCCAGATCACTTCGGCACAGTCGGGATGGAGCCGCGCCAGCATTTCGGATTTGGCCGTCGTGCCGTTGGCGGCATAGCGCGAGCCGTCGGGCCGGATGCCATCACCGGCATATAGCTCGTCGGTGTTGCCGCCTTTCATCACTTGCGTCGGCGTCTTGAACTGCAGAAATGCGTTGAACAGGATCGTGCACCAGCCCGCCTTGAGCATATCGAGCGACAGGATAGTGTCCTCGTTGTAGCGGCCGCGCCAGCGAAACGGCACGTCGTTGCGGATCAGGTTGCAGCTGTAGATACGCTGGTTGGGCGAGAACGGCGGCGTGCGTTTCTTGCGCGGCACGAAGTAGTCGTACTGAGGCCCCGCCATGGCGACGTTGCTGTAGCGCAGCGTGAAATCCTCCATTGCCGCAAAGACGGCGCCGCTGTTCACGCGATGCTTCTCGTTGTGCTGCAGGCGGCCGAAGCAGCGGATGTTGTCGTCCATGATCCAATGCCACTCGGCACCGCTAGCGACGGCATGGTCCCAGATAAAATTTCGGGCCGGTCCTGAGCCGGTAGTCTTGCTCAAGCCGTGCTCGTCGCACAGATCGTACTTTCGCTTGTAGGCCATATCGAGCACGACCACCTCGGCGGCAATGCTGTGCTCGGCGATGGCAGCGCGGTAAGCATCAACCTCCTGCGGCTCGACCACCACGCGATGATGCAGCCTCATTTGCGTGAGTGCCCTCGAAGTCATCATGAACTGGCTGCGGCCCTTGCTCGGGATGTAGAGCGGAAACTGCGGATCCATCTTCGCCTTCCCACACCAGCGACTTGGCATCGGCCGGCGGCTTGTAGGGATACCAGATCGCCATGACGTTGCGCGGAATGTGCTGCCCGATCAGCGCCTCGAATGCCACGATATCGGCCTCGCTCTCGAAATGCACCGTGACTTTCGTGCCGGAAACATCCTTCATTTCGTAGCCGGGCATGCCCTGCCACTCGCCGCGCACGTCGGTTCGGCCATCCTCGCGTTCGAGAAAGAGCTGCGCGAGATCGCCCGTGCTGAAGCCGGTCAGGCCGATGTCGGCCCCCAATTCCTTGAGATCGCCGATCTCGAGTTTTAGCAGAGCATCGTCCCAGCTCGCGTTCAGGCCGAGTTTGTTGTCGGCGATGATGTAGGCGCGCTTCTGAATATCGGTCCAGCCGCGCGCCACGATGCAGGGCACGTCGTCGAGCCCGAGCAGCTGCGCTGCTAGCACGCGCGCATGGCCCGCGATGATTTCTCCATCCTCATCGATCAGCACTGCGTTGGTCCAGCCCCATTCGCTGATCGAATTGGCGACTTGCTGGATCTGTTCCGGACTGTGCAGCCGGGCATTGCGCGGAAAAGGCCGCAGCGCGCCGACGCGACGCCGTTCCGGCCGATCTGCTGGCCATAGTTTGGCCCCGTCGTTGAAACTTGCGGGCGAATGTGCGGCCCGATGGACGGGGGTTTGGCGCTCG